GACAGACAAAGAACCAACTTATATACCTTCTCCTACAGAACAACAAATATTAGATACTATAAGCAATACTGATCCTTATGATATTCTTAAAAGGGAAATAAAACAAGAAATAAATTCACGAGGTCCTGAGCCAGCAATAGTTCCTGAGCCAGCAATAGTTACTACAAAAGAACAACGTGATAAGCTGCCTAAAGGTACAAGATACATTTATAACGGAACTGAATACATTAAGGGAGAATAATGGCTGATAATCCATTTGGAGATAAGCCTATTAATCAAGATAATCCATTTGGAGATAAGCCTATTAATCAAGATAATCCATTTGAAAAGCAAGAAGATGGTGTTGGTTTTGGCACAAACCTATTTAGAACTATAGGTGGAGCAGCTAGAGATGTTGCACAAGCAACATTAGATGTTGGGTCTGATTTAGAAAAAGCAATACCTCTTGGTGGTTTTTCAACACAAGACAATCCTGACACAATAGAAAAAGAGGGGTTTAGATATGTTGGGCCAAAAGAATTAAAACTATTAAATGAATACTATGGTGGTAGGCTACCAGAAGTAGCAGAACCAACTTATCCTGGTGGTTCTTTTGTAAGAGACGTAACAGGATTTCTTGCTCCAGTATCAGCAGTAAATAAAGTAGCTACACCTATAAAAGCAGTTACTACAGGACAAAAAATAGCAAAAGGTGCAGGTGTTGGTGCGGTAGCAGAACAATTTGCTTTCAGTCCTTATGAACAAAGAATATCTAATTTAGTTCAATCAGTTCCATCTTTACAAAACCCAGTTACAGAATTTTTACAAGCCGATCCAAATGACTCTGCTGCTACAGCAAGATTTAAAATGGCATTAGAGGGAGGTGCAGTCGGTGTACCAGTTGATGCTGCATTAAGAGCTTTTGGTAAGTTAAGAGCAAACAACAAAGCACAAAAAGTTGCAGACCCACAAGAACCTACAATTAAAAAAGAAGAACCATCTATAATTGACACAGAAACATCTCTTCAAAATGTTAAAAAAGAAATTCAGACAAATTTAAAACCAGAAGGGCTTAAAACAAAACCAAAAGAAAATTTTGCAGGAAATATAAACCTTAATAAAATTAATTCACCTGATGATGTAAAAAATATCATTGATGATGTAGCTAAAAACAACAATGATTTTTTAGGAGCAAGAAGAGGTGTTGTTAAATTTGGACCTGATGGTGAAGGTCTAAAAGCTCTTGCAAAAGCAACAGGCTTAGATGAAGAACAATTATTAAAAAGAAAAGTAGGTGAAGCATTTAATGCTGAAACAGCTTATGCAGCATCTACACTGGCAGTTGACTCAGCAACCAATTTAGTTAGTCTTGCTAAAAAAGCTAGAAATATTAATGCTACTGCAGATGATTTAATAAAATTTGAAGAAAACTTAACAAGACATGTTGCTATACAAGAACAAGTAGCAGGCATAACTGCTGAAGCTGGAAGAGCATTAAGAGGTTTTAGAGAAATGCGAAATTCTACTGGAGCGATAAAAGACAGATTAATAAATGAGTACATGAAACAAAAAGGTGGAAGAGATTCCATTGTAGATATTGCTGATGCTATAAGCAAACTAGATACACCAGAACAAGTTGGCTCGTTTACAAAAAATGTTTATAAAGCTAACAGTTTAGACAAGATACAAGAAGTCTGGATAAATGCTTTATTATCATCTCCTTCAACTCACGCTGTAAACATTTTATCAAACAGTATAGTAGCTCTATCAAGAATACCCGAATATGGTTTAGCTTCTATAGGTGGTTTAGTTAGAAAAGGGCCAGATAAAGTTACATTTACAGAATTAGGAGCAAGAATTTTAGGAAATATTTATGGAACATTAGATGGTTTTAGAGTTGGAGCTAAAGCATTAGTAGATCCTGAAAGCATAACTGACCCACTAACAAAAGTAGAACTACAAAGACAAAATGCCATAGACACTCCCTTAAAAATTAAAGGATATGATTTAATAGGTGATACTGTTAGATTGCCAGGTAGAGCTTTAGTTGCTGAAGATGCTTTTTTTAAGTCTATTGGTTATAGACAAGAGTTATGGGGTCAAGCAATTAGGCAAGCAAAAAAAGAGGGCAAAGGCGTTGATAGAGCATTAGAAATATTAAAAGACCCTGCTAAAAATTTTCCAGACATTGAGCTTAAATCTCAAGATACTGCTAGGTATCAAACATTTACTAATCCTTTAGGGGAAACAGGACAGGCAATACAAAAAATAATTCAAAAAAATCCTTGGGCTAGATTTATTGTTCCTTTTTTAAGAACACCTTTTAACATTGTAAAATATGCAGCACAAAGAACACCTCTTGGTTTGTTCTCAAGAACTTATAAAGAAGCTGTTAAAAAAGGTGGTGCGGAAGCAGACATTGCAAGATCAAGAGTTGCTTTAGGAAGCTCAACAATGGCTTTAGTAACTTATTTAGCAGGCCAAGGATTAGTAACTGGTAGAGGGCCATCAGACAGTAAACAAAGAAATACTTTAAGAGAGACTGGTTGGCAACCTTATTCTCTTAAAATTGGAGACTCATACTATGGCTACAACAGGTTTGAACCAGTAGGAATTTTATTTGGTTTAGCAGCAGATGGTTCTGACATAGGAAAATATGTTGATGAAGGTTTTATGAAATCTAATGATGGTGAAATAAGTGAATTAGTAAGTATGATTATGGCTTCAGCTACACAAAATTTAACAAACAAGACTTTTTTATCAGGAGTTACTGAAGCTATAAATGCAATAAGCGATCCAGATAGATATGGTGAGCGTTGGGTTAACAGGTTCTCCTCTAGCTTTATTCCAACTGGTATTTATTATCAAAGAAAATCTGATGATCCATTAGTAAGAGATGCACAAACTATGATGGATAGTTTTTACAACAGAATACCAGGATTATCTGATAAACTTCCAGCTAAAAGAAATGTCTTTGGAGAAACAATACAATATACCCCAACATATTCTCCAGATTTTCTAGGCCAGTTTGGTAAAACATTTTCTCCAATATCTAAATCTCCAATCACAAATGATTTGGTATTTAATGAATTAGTAAAATTAGAAATATCTCCTTCAATGCCAAGAAGAAGTATTAATGATGTCAAATTAGAGCCAGCACAGTACGAAGATATGTTATTAGAAATGCAAAATTTAGGAACAAAACAAGAGTTAGAAGACATTATTAAAACTTCTGCTTACCAAAAATTACCTAAATCAGAAAAAATTGATTTTATAAAATCTATAATTAAGGACGATCAATCTTTTGCTAGAGAGATAACTAAAATGAAAAATTCTGAAATTAAAGAACAAAGAATTACAAATCTTATAGAACAACTAAACGAATGAAATGAAGTCAACTTATAAAGTAGGGCGGTCTGGAGAACATTTAGCTGCCTACTTCCTACTCCAATACTTTGACGAAATCTTTGAACCCAACCCAACAGCCAGATACGATTTCTTGGTTATGAAAGATGACATCCCATACAAGATCCAAGTCAAAACATCTGAGTCAGCCTTCCATCACAGAAACAAAGAAATGGTTAGATGGGATATTAAGAAGAAGGTCCATAAAACTAAAAAGATTTATTCAGAAAACGAAGTAGATATATTTGCTTTCTGTTATCTGCCCTATGACCAAATAGAGTTCCAACCCAACAGAAACTTAACTGCTACCTGGCAGAAAGAATTAGACTACATCAAAGAAGTAAACCCAAGAAAATCTCTTGAGAGATCAATCACCATTATTAATGCGTTGAAAGAAAACGATGTTTAGTTTATTACTACAACCTGAGAACAATCAGATGATTTGTATGTTTGGTTTTTGGGAGACTATAAAAGAAAAACTGCTTAACACATCTTGTTAACAGCCGATTGCTCTACCACTGAGCTACCGAGGAACACGATGTCCTAATAAGGTTATAATGGCGGTTAATCAAGAATAATTACTCAAAAACTTGACCTAAATTTCATTATGTTGTTATCATAAATATACGCTATGTTGCTATTTTGTTCACGGGTAAAACATAACAAAATACAACCACAGCACAACTAGAGAGAGAAAAATGAAATACGATAAAGATAAAAAAGATAAGAATATACTGATATATCCGTCATGTTATACCTTTGCCTACATCATTGAAGGCAGAAGAAAGCAAGGTAAATTAGCCGACATTAACACCCCAATAGAAGCTGTTAGAATTAAAGCTGCCAAATATCACGCTATGGTATTGGAGGGTAAAGATCCATTTGCAAGGTCCTTGAACACCAGCAAGACTGTTCAAAGTTTTACTGAGTCTTGGTTTAAGTATTTAGAAAAAACTAAGAAAGGTAAGAAGCGTTATGAAAATGTTTTTAATAGCTACATCAAACCTACCTTTGGTCAAAGAGACATAGCCACCATAACAAACCAAGAAGTCTTTGAATGGTTCTATGATATTGAAAGTGAAAGCATGGCTAATGAATCTTTATTCATATTAAAGAAAGCCTTTAACATTGCTAGAGCTGGTGAATACACAGACAAATATCCTTTTAAGTTGGTTAAGAAATATACCCAAAAGATTAGAAAACATTATCTAAGCCAAGACGATTTAGTTGACGTTATCAAAGAACTTAATGCACGATACGAAATACATAGAAAAAAACCTGCGGTTGATTTTATTTGGATGTGCATATTAACAGGAGCAAGATCGGCTTCTGAGATAGGTAAAGCTAAATGGATGCATTACAAAGGAGATCGTTTGGTTTTAGACGAACATAAGACCGACTATACAGGCGAAGAAAGAACTATATATATCAACCCTCAAGCTAAGAAGATTATTGAACGTCAGCCAAAGACTAATGGCCCTAGAAGCGAATATATCTTTAGCATTAAAACACCATATCGTATGTGGGTTAATATCAGAAAGAAACTAAATCTAAACCATATAACACTACATGATCTAAGACATAGTTTTGCCAGTCATTGTATTTCGTATGAGAAGATGACGTTGAAAGAAGTCGGTGATTTACTAGGACATAAATCAACACAAACTACAAATAGATATGCTCACCTAATAGAAGAAACCACTATTGATAACATCAATAGGATGGGTAAGTTTCACTCTAAGTTTTTTTAGCTTTAAACTTATTTATTAAAAAGTGCTTGTTTGCTTTGAAGTATTCAAGCACTGATCCATATGGTTCTTCGTTGTAGTATTTAATTTTATTTCTATTACAGTCATAAAATTTATTCGTAACATACTCTCTAAAAGTTTCCTTCATCTTTATACCTCTCTCTTAAATCGGCTTCATTTTCTTGTAGCCATTCATCGTAATCTAAAATTATCTCACCTACATTCTGCTGGTAGTAGAAAAGATATTGCTTATCTAAAAAGATTTCCCAATCTATTTTTTCACAATCAAAATCTTTAACTGTTAAAGGTTTGCCGTTTGGATCTACATTGTAAGTATGCTGCAATTCTAGCTCTATATAATGTATGGCTTTTTGCAGGTCCTTAATATGATCTTTCCTTTTACCCTTTTTACCAGACCTGGTAATGTATTTAATACTGTTCCCAAGACACCAACTAATGTCGTTCTTGATAATATATTCTATTGGTTGTGCTCTACCTTTATAGTGGTTGCCACCAACTTGTCGCTCTGTTGCAAGCTCTCTGTTAGCTTTGTTCCACTCTTCTGGTGTAACCTTATCAATACTCATCTTTCTTTCTCCTATTAAAATTCATTATGAGTTTTTTCTCTCATCTACTTGATATTACACAATTTTTTGCGTAAGGTGAACAAATAGAGAACATTTAAGTATTACTTAATACATACAAGGGAAAAAAATGAAAGACCGAAATTTTATAGATCAATCAGAATTAGCAGAGCGTTGGAAGCGAAGTGAACGTACATTAGAGAACTGGCGTTCAAGAGGTATTGGAATCCCATACTACAAAATTGGTGGCAAAGTGCTGTACGATTTTGAAGATGTGACAACTTACGAGAGCGAACAATTACAACAACCTATTAACAAGGAGTAGTTATCTCGCACTCAATAGTGTCGCCTTCAGGGTTTGATAAACTTTGGAGCAAGTGTCCAGCTAGTGCAACACTGAGCAGTAAAGCTCCGTATGTTGCCAGCGAAGCTACTGTAAGTGGTAGTGCTTGTCACTGGATGGCTGAGAAAGTTTTAAAACAAGAGTTGATAGACTTGGACCCAACAGAACACTTTGTGGGTCAGAAATATAAGGATGGAGATATTGAGATAACAATAGATGAAAAGTTAGTGAAGAAAGCACTAGCCTATTCAAACTATGTTTTCAAAAGACAAGAGGAGATGGAAGCTAAAATGTTGATTGAAGAAAAACTTTATGTGCATGAAGTGAACGATCATTTATTTGGTACAGCAGATATTATTCTCATTGGTAAAGACAAGATAAGCCTGATTGATTTGAAGTCAGGTAAGTGGCCAGTAGAGGTCATAGATAACGGACAGCTTAAGATATACACCCTAGGGGCGGTAGCAAGGTGGGGTGGAGATTACCAATATGAAAATGTTATTTTTCAAAATGGAAAAGCCAAGGAGACAATTCTTGATCTGCATGAACTTGTAGATTGGGGTTTAGGATATTTGAAAGACTGCGTTGATGCAGCTCTGGAAAAAAATCCGAAAGAAGTAGTAGGGCAACAATGTTTGCTCTGCAAGGGTAAG